AGCGTCTCATACTTGAGGTCCGCCTCCGCCAGTTCCAACAGGCGGCGGAGTCCCGCCTCCCACGCCCGCCACGCCGGGAGCAGGAACATTTGCTGGACCTCGACCGGGGGTAGCCGCAGCAGTTGATTGAATGGATGAAGGGGAGGGGGCCATTTGCCCTCCCGGAGGAGACGGCGGATTTTTTCCACCTTGACCTTCTGAGAAGTCTGGGAGTTTTGGCTCGGGGACGTATTGTTCTGGTTGGTCATATTGGAAATCCTTCATCACCCGTTTGATAAATCGGTCTAATGATCGGACGGTCTTGACCATGTAGTCTTTGACTTCGGGTTGGATCATTGGCGAGGACATGGCTTGCATGAGCTGGCCAACGGCGGTGTAGTGGCGTTGGAGCAATCCCGCCAAGAGCATGTCAGATTGCTTATCCATCTCCCGATTGAGCGAGGCGGTGCTGGCGCGGATCGGGATGGCGAGACGATTCTTGTCGAACTCCTTCAGCGCGGACTTGAGGATATCCGCGTCGAGGCCGAACATTTTGGCGCGGTCGCCGACTCCGTACTTGGCGTACATCGCCGTGAGCAACGAGCCGAGCTTGACATGAGCGTGGCGGAAGTCCGATGCGTCGAGGTTGACCCGGCTGTTGGACTCTTGCATCGTGGCGAGGGTGCCGGCGCTCGAATACGATCCCGTCTTTTTCTGTGGCCCCCCGCCCCCGCTGCCAGCTATCGCCGGGCTGATGCCCGCCCGCGACTGTGCGTGAGCTAGAGTGACATTCTCGTTCTCGAACGATGAGGGGTATACGTCCGCGATCTGGATCGCCTCGATGTCATCCTTCTCACCCACGAGGAGAGCCATCGGATATAGTTCGACATTAGCGTCAAGGTTTCGAGCGCGCGGACTAACACGTAGAGCGCGAGTGTTCGCTGCGGTCGCGTTGTCGAGGCGTTGATTGTGGACCGTTGAGAGTTCTTCTTGATATCGTTCCAACAACTCTGCAACACCATGCCCGTACATCCCGTCCGTTCGATACCCCATCCTTGCCCGCAGAATGGGCAGTTCATTCTGAGGGAGGAAGTTGAATACCCTCCGCAAGACCGTCTTGGTGCGCTTGTGGTAGGAGTCAATGATACGAAACTTTCGTTTGTTGTGCCACCACGAATAGTAGCACTCGGCGATGTCCCATTGGGCATTGGCATCGTAGTTACCCCGTTCTACGATTCCTTGGTCTTGGAGTTCTGATTTCTCCTGAGGCTTCGGGCCGTTTCGGTCGGGGGAGTCGAGGATGGCATCGACGGCGGCTTTGCTGTAGGCTCCAGTGAAGGCTCGTTCTTCAAGCGCTTTCCGGCGCAGCGTACGCACTTGAAATACAAACTCCGCTTCCCCCGGTGTAGACGCATCAGGCGTAAGGAAAACGTCTTCATGCCGCAGCTTATGCACCCGAGGCCCTGAATAGATAGTTGTTTCATCACCTTGGATCACCTTCGATCTTGCCGAGGTGTAGCCGACGTTTGTTGTTTCGATCTTATGCTCATACCCTAGCTTGAGGAAACTCGTCCCAAGCCGAATCATATCCGTACACCACAGCCCCTCGATGCGGTAGAGGTCGAGTTCAGAGGGTTCGAATCCCATGATGTCTAGGAAGTCTTCGAGCGTCCGGCGTTCCTTCGAGGCGTGTTCAAAGTTCAGGGTGTCGGCGGGGTCGAACTTTCGGTAGTCTTGGAAGGGCCACAACGGATGAGTTGCATATGCCAGCCCTAGTATTCTGGCCGCGAGGGTGTCGGTTGTCTCGCCGATAACCTGGACGATGGTGTTGGCAGCATTCGGCCACGGGAAGGACTTCGTTTCCTCGCCAGGGATGCCAAGATAGAGTTTGCGCCACTGGGGAATCTTGTTTTTATGGAGGTCAGAATGAGATTGGGTTAAGAACTCAATCTGACCGTCCACAAATAACGTCATCTCGGCGTCGGTGTCCTTGCCGAGATTACAATCGACGAGTTGGAAGTCTTCTGCCATAAGGTGCGATCCGGCTCAATTAGTTAATTGTTACTGTGACCGCACCCGGTTGGTTTGGGATTGTCACAACTTGGTCGTAGATGTTGAAGCTGGTGGCTGCGCTGCCCGTTGCCGCCGGGGTCCAACTGATCGTGGCGGTATGGGTGCCGGTTGCCGGAACGACCGCGCTGACGATTGCCGAGGCGACCGATTCGCCGGCTGCGTTGACGGCGGTGACTTCGAAGTTGACCGAGGTGCCATCGATGAGAGTCGGGGTGGTGAAACTATTCGTGCCGCCTGCCGCGACGGTTCCGATTTTTGTGAAGCCGGTTGTTGCCTGCGCCCAGAGTTTGAACGGGTTGCCGAGGGTGAGGTAGAAAATCAGCGATGCAAAGATTGTGATGGAGATGATTCTGGAGATTCTGGCTGTCATACGCACGCTCCACGAGTTTCGTTAGTCGAACGAGGTCCAGCTTAACATTTCCTGAGTGGGCAATCAATTCATCAAAATGAGTGCAGCAATAATGTTGACCGTCGAGTTCGTGGTCGCCATGAAGGGCGCAGACGATGCAGGGCATCAATACCCCGTCGCTCTCGATCGTTTGCCCATCCGGTTCTTGCGCTCCTCTTTCATCGCCGCGATTTCCTTGAACCGATAATTTGACCAGGTTTGGGGCGCGTACGAGAAGGCGTCCAGCACGTCCACCACCTGCCGCGCGCTATGCGAGTAGCGGGTGTATTCGGTGATAAAGGCGGATTGATCGCGGCGGATGAATACTTTCCCCTGCTCGAAGAGAGGGGAGAGCGCGTCGATCCGGGTCCACTTGCCATGCTTGCCCCGATCGGTCTTGAGTTCGCGGCACCTCAAGTTACGGTTCTCGATCTTGTTGCGATACTCCAGATGATACTTTAGGTATTTCTGGGCGGCGACGGTTTCGAGCCAGAACTCGGTCAGCTTCCACCGCTCACACATTGAGTAGATATGTTTGGTGAGGTCGTCGTAGGGCATGGATTGCGCCCAGATGTCGAGCAAGTATATCTGGTCCGTGTCGGGGTCGAGTCCAGTCACCACAATCGCATGGCGGGCGCGGCCCTCGCTCCCCGAATGATTCGGGTCAACCGTCATCGATCGGACGAGTCGGTTGACGGGGATGTCCGAGTAGGTGGTCCCCTTCACGACCTCATGTTCGAGCAGCATCCGGTTCGCTTCGATCTGCTTGATCTCCCCCTCCATCACGAGCTTCTGCATGAATGGCTCAGGTTTGGGTTTGTAGTAGCGGAGCCATTCGGGTTTGAACACTACATCCTCGGCGCTCAACGCCTCGTTGAGGTATTGGTGGCTGAAGAGGTATGCCCCTTGGCGGCGCCTGATTTTTTCTAGTCGGGCGATGTCGAACTCTTCGGGGAGAATCGGCTTACCAGGCTCGTGCATATCGCAACAACCGCCAAGGGCAGAGTGAGACTCCACCACAAATTCTGGCTCGTTCTCACGTATCCAGCCGTTAAGATCGGTGGGACTCCACCTGTTACCAACAACAAGTTCCGTATGATCCGGTCCATCGAACGCTCCCTCCAGAAGTTTGTGATATTCGATCGTGTCGGCCATGATGATCTCGCTGCGGAGTGCGTCCTTCCCCACGAGGTCATCTTCGATCATCCTATCGTAATGACGACTTTGTAACGCGCCCCCAACGCCGATGAAATCAAAAGTGCCTTCTCCATGAGGGCGGAACTTACTTCCTCCAATGCACTTACTGGAAGCGTTCCAAGTTGATTTCTCATTAGGGATGATTTCTGGGAATAAATCTCGAAACCGTCCGTTGTTATAGAAATGTTGGTCGATACGCATCCCGAGTTTTTCAGCATTGAGTGCCGCCTCCGATACGATTAGGATTCTGATTAACGGATTGTGTGCAAACTTCATCCACCTAATCCACTCATCCCCATATCCCAGCTCGCGCATCGCCGCCTCATCATTATCGGTGAAGGGCAAGGACCACCAGATCGGCAACGCCTCGGTCATCATTGTTGTCTTGAAGTGGTCGCGTGGCAACTCCAATAGATAGTTGAGGCGCTGGCGCTCCAGGTTTTCGCAAATCGGCTTATGGAGGTGTTCGGTCAACCTACCACGCTGTAGTACAAACTTTGCGAAGTAGTATAACGATCCCAGCGCATTGAGCTTGATGATGTGGGGATCGAGGCGGGGATTGCCGATGAGCTGGAGGATCTCCCACCGCTGGGTATTGATGGTCATTCGGCCTCATAGAGATTGCAGCACCCGCGATACTCGACATCTCCCTCGACCTTTTCGCAAGGGCCGTTGTACTGGCCGCCCCCGTAATATTCACATCGTCCACAATAGGTGGGAACGTCCGCCCCCTCGATATATCCCGCTGTCTCCTTCAACAGGAGCATCTTCGACCGACCCGCTCCGACCGACTGGCCGTGGACATAGAGCGCGCAGGTGCCTCGGGCAGCGCTGACGTTAGGAGGGGTGACGATCATGCACTCGCGCGATAGGGCGATGTAGTCGCGGCACTTCCCGCATCGGGTGCCAAGGTCGGGTCCGCCGACATCGAGCGGGCCGAAGTAGACAGCTTGGGATTTGGTAAGTTTGTCCATATTAGCGTCCGGTCGAGGCAAGAGTGACAAGAGTTCCGGCGGCATGGCCGAAATTGTTGATGGCGTTCGGTAGCCACCATTTCGAGTAGCGATGGCCAGGGATGCCCGCGAATGCGAGGGCGTCGTCTTCACGTTTGTAGCGGTAGCTGACGATGGCGTTAACCGCGAAGATGGGCATGGTAATGCCGTAATAAGTGGCTCGACCGGGATGATGGCCGAAGATTCCATTCGCTTCCACCGTTCCAGCCTTGGCGAGTGCGTAACGGGAGTTCTCCACGTCAGCAACGGTCAGGGCGAGGGAGAGAAGGGTGGAGGTCCAGTAGGCGCGGTCGGCGGTGCGGTGCGGGACAATAAGTGGCTCGTACCATGTTTGATCATGGTCGGTCAATTTGACGTTGACGATTGGGCCGGTGATGGTGGAAGCGAGCGGGACGAGTTTCGAATCCCGGCAGGTCCAGACGCGGTGATCGATGATCCGACGGGCGTCCGCGATGTTGTCGCATTCGGCGGGCCACTCTTGCTGATTTGGAGAAAGTTGAATAATATAAGGCGCCGTTACAGCCCTAATATCTGCATTCTGGTTCATCATCGATGATCCAGAAAGACACTCTAAAGTATTTAATTGTTCCTGAGTACAAATAAAATTCTGGTAAGGTAAGTCCGTTTTATCGGTCTGCGCCCGCGCGGGGAGCGCGATCAGTATCAGGGCCGAGATAAGCGCAATTTTCATCGCCACTCCTGTTGAATCTCTGCATACATACCTTCAAGTTTCAGATCACGTTCATGGAGTTCAACCTTACGATTCGTGCAATCCAAAGCGTCCCACTGTTCCACAGTTACTCGATTACAGTCGGATTGAAATTTAATTGAATCGGTAAAAAACTTCTCGGACTCTTTTTGAAAAACTTCGTGAGTATTCAAGTGGGGATTGAGAGGTTGAGCCAATTTAGGGACAACACAAATCGCATAGAATACTCCACATCCAAGGGCGAAGCTGATGGCTATAAAAAGTGCAATCAACTGTTTCATTGTCCTTGCCTCCCCGTGTAGACTCCGAACTTAAAGCATCCAATCCAGTATCCGAGCTTGGTCATTAGCCATTTCATATCCCCGTTGCCTCACGTTGCGACGATATCGCTCGCAGTTCGAGGTGTCCGCGCACTTTGGTCAGCACCTCGGTTTCGTGGAGAATGCGGAGGCATACCGGCTGGCCCGCCCGCTGGAGATCGATCGCAAAACCCGCGAAGTTTGAGAACAGCACTCCATCCCCGACCTTGTAAACTTTACACTGCTCTCCAGCCGACCGGACGATTCCGGTGGTCGGGCGCCTTTGCGACACCTCGGGGACGACGATGATCCCACCCTTCCCGTTACACTCAGGGCAAGTCTTGATCTTACCGCCCGCGACGGTCGAGGCCACCCGGCCCGATCCTCCGCACTCCTTACACTCGTACCCACTCTTGAACTGATCCTCCTCAATCACGAGGCGATCACCCGACGCGGCGAATCCCACCTCGCCGACTTCGAACCAAGTTGACTCAACAGGGGTAGGTATTACATTAGACACTCCGTTATTAAACATCAGTCCCCCCGTTGCTGTCGATGTCACTCTCGGGCTGCCCCACGTCGTCTCTGGACTGCTCATCCTCAACCTCCTCGGTCGATACGATTTCACCCATAATGTCATCTGCTGCCTGCTGCAACTGCTTCGGCCCATTCGCCATTCGCATCTGTTCCACCACCGCCCTCGCCGCCTCTAGCGTGTCATTCGAAAGGTTGACCTGGGCGTTTTGTGCGTTGACGGTGATATTCACCTGTTCTTTGCCCACGACTCCCGTCTCCTTCAGGAGCCACATCGCTACGTCCTTGTCGCCCTTATCCAGCCATTCCCTGACCACCTTGATTCCCGCCGGACTCATGCTGACCATTGCCTCGTTAAATCGCGCGACCCGTTCGGCCTTATGGACCCCGTTGAACAATGTCTTCCGCACGTTCTTCTCATTCGTGTGGCACTCTTTGGCCACCTCGGGGATGCTCAAGCCCCTCTCCCGAGCCTCGAAGATATCCTGCTGCATCTTCTCCTCGCGGTTCTTCATCTTCGCGCGGCTGCGCATAGTCGCCCGGCCCTTCGCGCGCTGCTCATCCGTAAACGATCCCATGTCAGTCCGAATCCTTCACAGGTAGAATAACCGCTTCGGCCAGATCATCACGCCAAATTGGATACACAATCTTCCTTCCATCTTCAGTTTGATCTTGCTTGGGGCGATTTTCGCTCATTAGTCCGCAGCCTCGGGTGCCTTCATCTCATCCACGCTTACCTTCTCCTCATACTCCAGCCCTCGTCGCTTCCGGGCGAGCTTGACCGCCAACTCCTCAGTCACCGCCGGGGCGATCGATAGCGCATACTCGGCATATTGGCTGAAGCTGATCCGTCGGAGGGCACACTTCTCCCTCAGCATCTCAACGATGGCGCGGTCGATGGAGAATGAAATGATAGTCTTCATGGTCAGAATGCGTCCAACGGGTCGAGCAGATGGTACATTATCAGCACTAATAGGGCTATGTCAAGTTTCCATGAAAAATTTATGTTCGGTGCTTTACATATGCATACCCGCTATACCCTCCTTTGCCACCCAGTCTCCTCGAAGCATAGGCCAGCGGGCCACCTGGAGCGGGCCGCGCAGCACCTAACCTCAACGTTATGTGCATGGTGAACATACTGGTTCTTATCAGACACTGTTACCTTATGTGACAATGTTAATAAGTTGTGGGATTGTGGGTGTGCTCACGGTTGCTCGTGATGTTTGTATTCATCCCCCAACATATATGATATTCCATATATAAGTATATGGTTTTTCATAGATCGAGCGTTGCGAGAATGGTGAGAGTGGTGGTGCTAGGAGTGTGTGTCTGGGGACACGGATGGGACAAGTTAGCTACGTGATTGGGATCGTCTGGACCGTGGATAAGACGAGGTTGCTAGGTTAAGACACGCATCTCCCCGGCTATTGCGGAACACTTCTATAACGTCTTGCTCGGCCTGCCACGCTTCGCTTGGATGGATTGCATCATCTAGGATCGTGAGTGTTGGTTTGATATTGAGACGGCGCAGCTCGTACATCCAATCGGGTAGCTTAGATGTCATGCCTACATACTTCCATGATAGATAGTGTTGGGTTAGACGGCGATGAGGTTTCTCGCTGCAACCAACGTAGCAACGCTTGTCGCCAGGGCGAGGATCGCTTAATAAATATAGACTTAGCATGAGCTTTGTTATCATATTGAACAATTTTATTCAAGTGTCGGAAAAAGACTTGACAGCGTTGGATTAATCGGGTAGACTCTGGATATCAAAGGTTAGTCGATTGAGAGGAGCATTCACCATGAGTCAAGAAAAGGTACATGTGATAGTTGAGGTAAAGGGTGGAGTTGTACAGGAGATTCACGCAGCGAGTTTTGTGGATTGTGTAGTGGTGGATTGGGATGAATTGAACGAAGGCAATGTAGATGCGCTTAATAGATTGCCTGTCTGGACGAAAGAGTTTATCAAGGAACATTATCCCAATGATTGGCAAAAGATTACAGGGAATTTGTGGTAGGAGTCAAATCGACCGGACAGGTCGTTAAACACGGAGGGAAGCGAAATGGTAACGACAAACGATAAGATGGAGTTTGTATTCGCAATGGCCAGGCACTCGAATGTGAATCTGCATGATTGCAAGCGGATCATGCGATACGCGAGCACGATGCAGAGACTTGCGGAGACCGCGTGCAATCGGGAATTGACAACGAGGGAGATTCTGAAGGATGAAGCGATGATGGCACGAATTATTGAGATTTGCGCGCCTTCTGACATTGAACCAAGCTTTAGTGGCGACCCTCGCGGATGCGTGGTTAAGCTGGTTGTGCCGGATGGCTATACGAACGACTGGGGCAGAGAGGGGATTTGCGTTCCCGCATGAGAGTGGAGTTAAATCTTGGTTGAGTGGAGGGTTGAAATGGGTAAACATCGATCGGAAAAGTGGTATGCACAAAGTCAAGTGGTAGCTGAGATGGAAAACGCGAAACATACGCCAGGACCGTGGCGCTCGGAACGTGGAAATGGCGATTATGGTCGCAATGTGACTGCGGATAATGGCCGTCGGATCGTGTGCGAAACAATCTGTGCGGAACATGAAGCGAATGCACGGCTGATCGCGGCGGCGCCGGAACTGTTGGAAGCGTTACATTCCATATTGGAACACTCAAGAGAGTTTGGTGATATTGAAGATTGTGAAACTATGCTTGCACGCATAGAAGACAAGGTACGTGCAGCTATCGCCAAAGCGGAGGGACGATGAGTGATAAACGGATGGATGAGGTGGAGATGTGGGAGCGGATTGCGCTTAAGACAGCGAAGGAGGGGCGGCCAGTGGCGGCGCTCATGGCGAGGAATCAGGCGTATTTGGTTGGGAAAGGGGATGAGTTGCAGGTGATGCTTGAGAGGGAGGCGCGGCATGTGGCGTAGTTTGTGGAGAGTGATCGCGTGGATTGCCGGCCACTGGGATGCGACGATGGAGAGTCAGTGTGAGGGGCCGACTTGTGAGGGGCCGGATCTTGATGACTAAAGGAGAATAATTATGCCAAACAAACTAGGACGAATCGAAGTAGGTCAGAAGTTGATTTGTAACGGTTATCCAGGGGTTGTAACGGAGATTCATACCGGACAACTTGAGGGAATGGCAACGGTTCGTTTGGAACGTGGCTCTGTGTGTGTTGATCTTCGAGAACTTTATAAATTCAATGTTTGGGACAAGATTTCGAACGAATGGTATGGTGTGAATTATCGGACATTACCTGATGATGGGGCGGAACAAGAGGCTGTGGTCAGTGAGTATGAGCGTCAATTATTAGTTGAGAATGCCCCTAAACTTTTAAAAGCTCTGAGGGATTTGCTGGATATGATCACGGATAATCGGTTGCATGGGCCGGAAGTGTATGCCGCGAGTGAGGCGATCGCGCTGGCAGATGGGAAGAAAATCCAATGATCGCCGGTCCCCTTTATCGTCGATTGTTCCGAGAGTTATTTTGTCAGCATAAATGGGAATGGTTGCGTAATATTTATGGTGATGAAATCATCCATCGTGGCTACCATCGTTCAGTGTGGACTTGTTCTAAGTGTGGCGCGTGGACTACGCGTAAAGAATTATATCGTGAAGGCGGGCCTAATCCGTTCGATTCGGGAGATGCAATTCAATGAAAATATGCGATATCCACGAGACTCCATTAACAGGTGATGGGTTGTGTTTCTATTGCGCTCATCCTGAGGAACAACCCCCCGAGTCGTGCCCAAAATGCCACGGTGAAGGGTATATACCAAGATCGCCAAAGGGTTGGTGTCTTTCAGATGATCTTCCAGAATACGATCCTTGCCCTGTATGCCAAACTCCAAAGCAGGAGAGAAATAAATGAGCATCTTTTTTAGAGTGCTTCAAAAAGGCGAAGATAATGGCCTAAAATGCACCATTTGCCACAAAGATGGATCACGCACGCAGCTACAAAATATGAAATTAACCTTTGCTGATGGCGAAACCTGTCAAGGTGAGGTTGAAGTGAGTGTGCATTTTAGTTGCTTGGTCGAAGCGTCAAATAACGCTCGGGCTATGCACATTCGAAAAATGAGTGGCAAAAGTGAACCGATCGGAAATATTCACATTGGGCCTAACGTATGCGCCACATGCTTAAAACTTAGAAAACATTGTCACTGTTACGAAAAAGCAAGCGAGAGGTGAAAAATGGATAGTTTCCTGTTGGTGCTCGCGGTTTATGCGTTGGCACAGGTGGTGATGGCCGGGGCGTTCTTGATGGGGGTGTATTTGGTGGTTAAGTTGGTGAAGTGGATGTGGATAAACTAGACGAAGGTGGAGGGAAAAATGACTGGTCCTGAACATAATCCGATGGATGATATACAAGATGAGGATGAAATGTTTGTTTTTGTGATTGCTGACCTTGTACAAAGGGGGGAAGTCATAAAAGC